ATGTCATCAATAACAATACCACCAGAGTAGTATGCAAGAGTTGCAGCGTTTGCCCCATATTCAGCAATCCCATATTCTGCAACAGAGCCAGGAGCAACGGTGAACGGGTATGACAGATATGAGGCAGTGTAGTCTCCACCAATCTTAATGACAAATTCTTGATTACTACCACCAAGCACTGTCACCCTAATCTGTTTCAAAATCTTATTGACAGTGTTGCTGCCAAAGGAAAGGTAGTGAGAGAAATATCTCAAGCGATACTTCACATTATTATCTTTGTATCCGCTATACAAGCCAATACCGTTGGTCTTACCAATGTACAGTTTCTTACTGATGTCACGCAGGAAGCTGTAAGCAGGATAGGAATACCACACCGTGCAACGAGCAGAGCCGTCCTGCAAAGGAGAGCGCATATCTAAGACATACACAGTGGAGGTAGAAGGAAAGCTAATCAGATAGAAGGCTTCTGTTTCGCTGTACACGCTGCACACACGGTCAAGGTTTCCATAGCTGACAATCTCTGCATTAACATCCTTCAAGAAATCATCACGAATATTCTTGGTGAGGTCACGCATGGGCAAGCTCTTCTCTTGAATGAGACGAGACAAGCTGCGAACACCAGTGTCAGACAAGAAAATCAAATCATTACCAGTTGCCTGTACACTCTTCTTAGCAGCACAGCCAACACCAGCAATGATGTCAGCAAGAAAGAAACCAGTACCAATTGGATTACGAGCACCGCTATACAAGACAATGTTATTCTTTGCAAAGATGACAAGGAAGTCATTATGCACAGCAATGGACATCAAGGTGTCCACATTATTAGGCAGAACAGACGCAATGTTTAACGAACCAGATGTGCCACCAGAAAAACTAGGGAAGGCAACATCGGCAATGTCAGTGCTCCAATATACAGTGGAGTCAGATATAGCCCAAAAACGCCCATATGCTGCAATGATATGCTTGGGATAATCAGTTCCATAATTTTGTGTAAGCCCTGTAAACGTGGTCATCTTTTTAAGGACAGGTGAAGCAGTGCTGTTATACACAAGAGGTTCATGACCACCTTGAACCATCACTGTGTGGGCATTAATAGTTGCCCCGCTCCAATTATTATTAGTAATTGTATAACTTGCAGGAGTAATGTCGGTCAGGGATGCTCCCACTCCACCTGAAAACACTTTGTTATTTCCACCAGACAAGTAGACAGAACTACCAGCAGCAGAGATATGCTCATGAAGAAAACGAACAGGCTGTCCAGACAAAGCAGAAGAGCCGCTAGTGGTTTGCATCACCCAGCCCTTACGAGCACCCAATCGTCCATACTTGTCAATGACCACATTGTCAGCAAGCTGTGCAAAGTTGGGAGACAAAGTAACTCCGCTCTCTTGGGTGTTAAGCCCAAAGAAGCCAGGAGCTACAATGCTTTGTGTTTGAATTTGTTTCATACCGTATACCAGATGGTTTCTTCAGGATGACGGGCAGCATCAAAAGCAATCTCATCAGCCAAGGCACTACGGGCAGCAGCATAGGCATTGACACTTGCTTGGCCTCCATCCTCACCACGCTCTTCAATAGCCATAGCTGTAGCCATCAGGATGACAGGACGAGAAGGAATGTATAGCTCGTCAGTATCTGCGCTCAAAGGAACACCACGTAGGGTGAAGTTAAAGCGTAGGTTATATGCGCCATCAGGAATTGGATAAACATCAACAAGCAAGTCCTGATCATTAGAACTTACACCGTTGAAATTGTAATAGGCAGGAGCACCAGTTTGAGGAGTGTACATTAGAAACTGATCATCAAACCATTTGGAATCTTGATATACCAAAGGGATGTTTGATGTATCATTAATGGCGTTCAATAGTTTGGCAGAATTTTTAGCACCGTTCAGCTCATAGTTGAACACATTAGCCGAGGTGGTGGCAGTTAGCGTTGTACGCAAAGAACCCCAATCCCAGGCACTTTCAACCTGAGCTTTAGATTCATTAACAAATTCCCCGATCAGTCGGGCATACATGTTGCTATTCCCAGACCCTTGCACAGTGGCAACAGGACTCTCCCTGAGTCTCAACAACACCTTGTTCACAAGTTCTAAGAAAGTCATTTAAGTTCCTTTATAGATACTTTCATTGTATCACAAAAAAGTATATTTGTCAAGTAGTTTATTAATTATTCATTACTAAAAGTGTACAATGGAGGAGCTTGTAATAGATCAAAGGTGGCTATAACGTCCATTGGCTGTGAAGGATTGAAGACAAGAGAGTCTCCACTCTTGAGTACAACAGTGCCTCCTGAGAACTGAATGTAGTCCTTGCTGTTTAAACTCTTAGCATTCAAGATGTAAACTTTATGTGACACATCATGGGCGTGTTGCCAATACATGGTCATGGTTCCGGTTGAGCCACTGGTGTTGCTAATGAACGTCATGCTCAGGTGCGCCACATACCCATTCGGGACAGTGAACAGGGTGGTATTTGTGGAGGCTGACAAAGACTTACCGATTGAGTGTAGCATTATATACCTCTAGAACGCATTAATAGGGCTTTTGGGGCGTTTTCTTAGCCTTGCCCTTACCACCCCCTTGCTTGCTCTTTCCAGCGGCTTGTAGAGCGATTGCGATGGCTTGCTTCTGTGGCTTGCCATGAGACATCTCACGCTTGATATTGGCACTGATGGTTTTCTGTGAGCTTCCTTTTTTGAGAGGCATTCTCATTCTCCTTTAAAAATTTGTATAGTAATTAAACATCCACCTTGGGATATTTGACATAGGGCTTGGCCTATTATATTGAATCCCATACCCATTGTTTTTATTTTGTATCATCATGTCAAGGGCTGTAGCTTTGAATTCACTAGGGACACCTGATTTACCAGAAAGCATTCCTCCACCAGAAATACCAAGAATCATTCTTTGTTCAGGTGTGAGTTGAAATTCTCTAGACAACCTTCCTCCTCCTGCTATTCCAGAAACTGGCTCAACACCAGAAAACATTCCTTGAAAAGAATAAGGAGATTTGTTTTCTCCAATCAGTCTTAAATATTCCTGATATTGTAAAGCCGCTTCTTCTTGTTTTCTTTTAAATTCTTCAGGATAGAGAATAGCAAATAAATTTGCATCCACTTTTATTCTCCTTTGTACTGGGACTCGGTTAGGATTCCTGGTTTATATTTACCTTCAGGTTTGAAGATAGTTAGTTCTTGCTTACGTAGAGCAGGGGCAAAGGAGATGTGCATCCAGCGTCCATACTCGTGAATCATTTGATCAAACTCAATACCAGTTTGCTTAACCAATTGGCAAAGCTGGTAGGGGGTATACTTGGTAGAGGAGCAGTCAATGGCCCAGCCGTCCATGTGGGAAGACACCTTAGAGCCTCCCACTGCCACATTAACTTCAGGCAGACGTAGCCAGGAATTAATCCTCAAAGGACCAGCAGCTTCCCGTAGCTTCTCCAGGCAAGCAGCAGCAGCCTTCATGTTCTCCAGTTGCTGCTCGTTTGGCTGGTTGTTAATACCAAGGCGAATAGCTGTCTCGCTATACGTAGCCTCTTCCAGGGTGAAGTTGGTGCTCAGGTTCATTTGATTGGCTGTGCCTTAGAAAGCATTTCAGTTTTAGCCTGGGAGCCAGCACTTGACCCAAAATAATAGGCAATGATGCCAGTCCAGGCTGTGCCCAAAGAACCAAGCATCATCATCAAAGCAGGGTTACTTGCGTCCACTCTGCCAGTTAGCATCATTCCAAGAATGCCAAAGAAACCAACGGTGACGGCAGTGGCAAGAAGAGGAGGAACATAAGACCTAGTGGCTGCTTGCATGTCACGAGCAGACTTCCTGTCATCAACAGCCAGCTTCTCAAAGTTCAAGCCAAGCTCTCGTGCTTGTTTCTCCAGCTCAATCTCTGCCAGCTTAATTTGTGCAATTTGTTCTGAGGTGAGCTTATTGCTAGAAATTACTTCTTCAACTTTCTCAGGCTCAACTCCAAGAGCTTTGGAAATGGCAGTGACAGCCATCCCAGCAAGAGGACCTCCAAAAGCCGTAGCAATTGTGGGAGCAATTTGTTTAAGCCATTCCATCTTTCTTCCTTTCAATTAAGAGAATTTCTTGTTTCTTCTTCATATAATCAACATGAATGAGATAGAACAATCCACCAATCTCTATTGCTACAACAAGAACAGCCACTGCTATAGCTATTCGTATGTTCCACCTATCCCAAAATTCTCTTTTCTTTCTGTCTTCTATTCTCTTTATTCTTTTTTGCTCTCTGTCATACTCTTCTTGTTCTTGTTTTATCTCTTGCCTTGCCTTGATGAAGTCGGTGTACAAGGCTCCTAGTTCAGGAGGGCTTTGGTAGATGAGAGTTTCTCTAAGCTCTGTCTCCATCTGAACAAGGTGTCTTTGTGCTAACACTCTGTCAAGAGCTTGTTGGTTGAGAGTTTCTCTATTACCCTTCTTTACTGTTTGTTTCTCTTCTTTAACGTGTGTCTCTAATGTGTCTACAGCGTGGAAGAATCCCTTTAGATGTTTCCCTATGTCTGTAGCAACTGCGTGTACTTCTTGTCCTACTGCCTTATATTCTTTGTAAAGAGCACATCCCTTCTTAACGGCAGCAACAGCTCCATTAGCAAGGGCAAGCAGAGTTACGAAATCAATGATTACCTCTTAAGCCAAGCAATGGCAAAACCAATAAGACCAGCCAACGCAGATGACACAGCCATGCCAAACCACAAGCCTCCCTTGCCCCTGTTGGCAAGCTCAAGAAGCTCTTCAACTTGACGTTCCATCTTGTCAATCTTCTTGTCCATCTGCTGAACACGTTCCCATAACACTCCATACTTTACGGGATCAAAATCTGGCTGCTCCATCAATTACTCCTTAATTAAAGGCTTGCAGTATGTTTTAACATCAACCCCCTCAGGGATTGTTTCTGGATCTATGATGTCTTCTACTCCATCACCATCACGCAATGCATGAATACAAAACGCAACAGTATTATCCTGAAGAGCAACTAATTCGTGCTTCTTATCTGCCTTGATATAAATCATATGAGGAGCAACAAAATCAGATGAAATATTATCAACTATCACACGCAAAGAACCAGAAGCTAACAACGTAAGATGATCAAACTGATGGGTATGACCAATCTCAATATCACCAGCTTTCTCAAAGTGCATCATTCTAGAATATAGATTAGCTACACAACCAATCTTAATAGTAGGATCGCTCATCTTTAAATTTGAGTTGACGGGATTTGCTCAATAGGTTGGGGAGTTTCTGGAACAGTAGGTTCAACAGGAACAATAGGCTCAAGCACTCCAGTTTCACCAACTTGAGGAACAATCACTGGAAGTTGTTGTTCTTCCCAATAACGAACAGGCTCATACATTCTAATGATTTGTTCAACCGTTTCACCTTCATAAGGCAAACGTGCGCCGATATGCATGGTCTGATGGCCCTGTGCTGTATAGATAATTTCCATACAACGTGCTGCTTCATCTACAGCAATGATTTCATATGAATAAGTAATACTCATGTTATGCTCCCGTTTCGTGTCCCTGTTGCTATCCAAGTAATGTTTGAGTTTCCGCTGACCGCTCCACCGCCAGAACCACCAGCCCCATATCCAGCAGTCCCAGTTGCACCAGAAGAACCAGCGGCGCCTCTAGACCCTCCAGAGCCACCAGCGCCACCTCGATAGGTGATGCTGAAGTAGCCGTAGTTCACGTAATTGGACCCACCACTTCCACCGCCACCGGCAGAAGTGTAAGTACCAGCCCCGCCACTGGAATTGCCTGAGCCACCCGAAGAGTTGGCTGC